AGTAGGACTATTATGCATTTGGAGAGCCATGCTGCTCCGAGTAATGTTGATGTTGAAAAATGCACGGAATTTGTTGCTGTTACAAAAATAAGCAATGATAGTTCGTATGTATTTTCAAATCCATCTACTCGACCAGCAAAGGTTGTTTCGAATGAAGATTTTGTGAAACCGATTGCTGTAAATAAGATTGAGAAGTATGTGCGTTTGTTGAAGTCTAATTGTTTTCAGTTTAGGATCGTGTTTGGTGATAAGGTAGGTTGTAAGTTTGGGCATGGATTAATGATACATGCAGGGATGTGTTTAATTCCATACCATTATTTTGAGGTGACTAGTGTTGGGCAAGTTATTACTGATTCGTTTGTCATGCATTTTGTGTTTTTCGGTGAGAGCACAATATCGAAGTCGTGTTCTAAGCAATTTCTGATGTCAAAACATGTTGTTAGATTGATAGAACCAAATGGACGATTGAGTGATTATGCTTTGGTGGCTTGTGAGTTGCAGGGTTTTTCTTCTTTATTGGATGCAGTTAGTGAAAAGCAGTTTAACTCTTGTTTTTATGAGGATAGTTTTAAGTGTCGTGTTGCGAAGTATGTTGACAATGTTTATTGGGGCTTAAGTGGTAATTTAGATAGTTTAGGAGAAGTCCTATTTATGAATGAACCATGTAAGGTAGCATTGGACAAGGGGCTCGTTGATGAGAAAGAGGTTGATTTGTATTCCTATGATGCATTTATTCCAAATTATGGTATTGGAACTTGTGGAACTATTTTGTATAATACATATCAAAATAGTTTCAGTATAATAGGAATGCACCAGTTAGGGCGAAAATCTACACCGCAGAGTGGGTATGTGAGACCACTGTGTAGGAATATGATTGAGAATGCAATGGATAAGGTTTCCTTTAAACATCAGTCGTTACAAGTTGTGTACGATGGTAATTATACGGGGAATGTTCCTTTGGCGATGCGATCATTGCATCCTAACTCGATGTTGAATAGATTAGTTCGATCTTATGGTGTGTATGTTGGTAGTTGTGATGCGTTAAGGAATAAGGCTAGTGATTCAGTATTTGTCGAGACTGAATTTGCTCATCTTATCCCTTATCCTGTTAGACATGTGGTTCCGGAGTTAAAACCACATGTTAATAGTGTAGGCGAGTATGTTGATCCATTATATAGGGCTATATTCTTGAATGGTATCCCAAAAAGTTTTATTAATCGTCAGTTATTGTCAATTGCAATTTCCGATTATTTTAAAACTTGGGATAAGCTTCCAATTGAATGGGAGCGTTTAAAACCATTTTCGATAGCTGTTGCTATGGATGGAATTCCTGGTTTGGTGAATGCAGTTAATACAAAGACTGCTACTGGTGTAGGTTTTCCTGGAGCAAAGGAAAAATACACTAGATGGGTTGGTGAGAATAAAATTCCATGTGCTGAGATTAGTGAACTGATGATTCAAATGATCTCGATTTGGCGGAGACGAGAGAGTTGTAAGATATTATTTAATATGTCGAAGAAGGATGAAACTCGTCCCAAAGGAAAGCACGTGAGGATTTTTTCTGCGTCGCACTACGCATTAACGATATTAATGCGTGTGTATTTTGGTCCAATATTTGAAAGTATTATGCAGTGTAGAGATGTGAGTGAGCATGCTATTGGAATCAATTGTGCCAATTATAAAGAGTGGGGAGCTCTTTATGCGAAGTTCAAGGGTTATTTGGTGAACCCGTCCGATGGAAAAGATTGGGATATAAATATGGTGTATATATATCCAATCTTAATTGAGATGGTTGGAGAGGTGAAGAAGCGGTGCAAATCTTATTCTGAAGATGATGTCTTTATTATGATGTGTATTGTAAAGGAATTTGCAACCATCTTTCGTAATTATAATGGCGATATTATATTACAAGGAGATGGATTGCCAAGTGGTATTTCGTATACTTCCTTTTTCAATTCCATGGCAAGGTCCGTGTTAGCACGCATATTACATTATGTTGTGTATTACATGGCTTATCCTTGTCAAGATGAAGAAAATCTTTGGATTAAGATTTGGACTGTTTGTCCGAAGTTTGGTGACACCCATGTCGTTAAGAATTATGGTGATGACGACCTGGATGGATTGCATCCCAGTATACTTGCCTGGTATACTGCGGAGCGCTACGAACGAGCTTCACATATTATAGGAGTACCAATGACTAGTTTTAAAAAGAATGAACCAATAAAGTTTATTCCAATTGATGATTGTGAATTTTTAAAACGGCGTTTTGTGTATGACTGCGAATTAAATATTGTGAGAGCTCCACTTGATGTAGAATCGATATATAAGAGTTTTAAACATTATGATTCGTCAAGTGCTGTGTCTAGGAGTAGTGTTCTGAAGGATGTAATTTTCAGTTCGGTGTTGCAGGCGTGGATGCATGGGAGGGAGTTTTATGAAAGTCATGTATTTTGGCTTAGAAATACATTGTTTCCATTTGTCGATAATATTCCAAAATTAGCAAATCAAAACTTTTATAAGATTCCCACCTATGAAGAGGTGGCAGAATTGTACTTTTCCCTAAAGTACAATGATGATGCGATATAGGGACTTACATATAATCCACAGAGTTATATGTATTTTATTATTTTCTGTTGCTACTATAGTCAACTACTATAGTTAGTATACCAGGGTCCTTTGGGCTCATAGTTGTTTAGAATGCTCTAATTGTGGCATCTTGTTAAAAATAACAGATTACCGATAATTTTATCCAACAAGCAGACCGAGCTTCAGAGGTCATCGATGGCACCGATACAGTTGCCACTGTTGTGTTCACAGCGCCAGACTCGGCGGAAGGACATGGGGGGGAAGCAGCACCCGGTATCTATAATAATGATACCACTGATGCTATAGAAAGGTGGCTGGCACGTCCAGTTGTATTAGGTTTGTGGTCTACCACTGGTGCGAAGATAGCTTTCAATCCGTGGGGTACTTGGTTGAACACTACTTCTGTTCGAGATAAGTTGAAAAATTATACTTATTTACGTGGAACACTAGTTGTTCGATTCGAAATGGCTGCAAGTCCATTTGTCCAAGGCAGATACATCGCCTGGTATAATCCAAATGGTGCAGATGTCTTTGTTAGATCCGATTTGACTATTTTATCCAATTTACCTCATGTGTTATTGGATCCAAATTTGTCTAAAGATGTCCAAATTCGTATACCTTGTCACACAAAGTATAAATACATTGATTTAACCGATACAGCTACTGCTGTTGGTTTTCTT